AATTAAATGGCCACGTGGACAGATGGGATCACTGCCCGCAGACTCTGAGCAGTACATGATGCTTGAAGATATCTATAAGACTTTAGATCGTATAACGAAACATATCGACGACATGGCTCTAAACAAGGTAAACATCGAGTTCTTGACAAAGCAGATGGACAAGGTTTTAGCTGATATTGAAAAATTAAAAGATGCAAACAGGGATATAAAATACAATGGCAACGGGAAGAATAACTAAACAAGTGATAAAATATATCAACGATATGCAGAAAAAAGCAAAGCAGATGAGGTTTGTTAAAGATTTAAAAAAAGAAGTAGAAATAAATGCAAACGGTTCTAGCAGATATAAAATTAAAGAAGGACCAAACAAAGGTAAAGTAGTATGATCGAAACTGTAGTAGCTCTGCTGATGTTTTGGGATGGAGAAATCAAGGAACACAGAATACAACAATCAATGGCTGATTGTTTACGTGCACGTCGTGTTGCAGAGCGTGAGTTTAATCCAAACATATCTTACAAATGCATACGTAGTGAGGCAGAAACAGAAGTATACATGGGTGAAAAATCTATCAAAAAATTACATTTAAAATGAAAATTACAGCAGAGATAGTTAATGGTAGATGTCCAACCTGTAATGAATTAACTATGTTAGTTGGTTTAACTCCAGAATTATTTAGATGTATGAACTGTGGTGCTGATTTACAACAACACATCAATGGTAAGATAACTTACTTACCTATCATGAACGCACCCACAGATGGTGCGACTCCGTTTGTAAAAGATTGGATAGACAATGGCTAAAGCTAAAGGTCTATACAACAAGATAGCTCACGAACCTGTATTCCACAAAACTTCGATTGGACGCAACCCTAGCTTGTGTAAAATGAACAAAAGTAAGCGACGTTCATACAAAAAATACCGTGGCCAGGGAAAATAATACTTGACATTATCCTAAAAAATCCTACATTGTAAGTATGAAAGAAAAAATAGATAGTTACACATGGACAAAACAAATGATGGCTAGAGAGAAACCAGTCAAATTAATAAGAAGACTTTTTATAAAAAGATATGGTACAAGAAACGTGCCTTTTCTTGAAAGTATCCAACGACAATTTGGTTATTGGGAGGAGTTATTACCATATGAAAGAAAAAAAGTTAACAATTACAAGTAAAGACATAACACAAAAACAATGGTCTAATCTTATATTAGAATTAAATCTAATTAAAAGAGCATGGGAAAGATATGCAAAAATAGATTTGCATGGTCCCGGTGTAAAAAAGGTCATAGCACATGGAACACGGAACTTTGACTCAAAAGTGCTACCAGAAGAAGATTGATGATGGATATTATAGTTCTCAACGACGGACTTTACCATCTGATACCAATAACAAAAGACATATTGGACGGACTGGTATTGACAACTGAAATAGACTGTCTTGATCTTTGTGATATAATTAGATTAAAGTTGTCTGGGTATGTAGATACACTTAATCTACATGTCATGAATGATAACAGTGGATATTTTATCGGTTGTATGTGTAGATAAACCTATCCTAAAGAGGGATTAACTTGGATAGGTTATTGTGGTGAGATTTCTCGCCATAACACATTTCTGCCACATTGTCAAATTGAGTCAACCGGTGTGCAATAAAATTTAAGATATATGCCATGTTTATTAACTTCTTCTCTGCCAATCTCTTCCATTTTTTTAAGTGACTCTTCGTATCCAAAAACCAAACAATCGTATTTAGTTCTAAATGTTTTCTCCCAATCAAAAGGTGGCATACATTCACCTGCAACACTAGAACAAATTATTAGACTTAATAAAATTTTCATACTTGACAATTCTCCTACATATCCTATATAGTGCTCATAATTAAATGAAAGGAAGTCACAATGACTGATATAACTAAATATAGAAATGTTTCACTTACACATGAAACATACAAGACTTTGATTAAGTTGTCGAAGATATTATTGCCCGATGCAACTTTATCAATCAGTAAGACCATAGAATCAATTGCAAACGAGAAAGCGAAGAAATTAAATGGCCAAATTAAAAAAAACTAGAGTAAAAATACATATTTGTGAAACATGTCATGGAAATGGATATGTTAGAGTTGCAAAAATTGATGGTGACCCAGCACTAGATTTTAGAGATAGAAGTGAAGTGCATCAATGTTGGGATTGCGATTCGGAGGGAGAATTTTATGAGACAGTTACTGATAATCTTATTGATGACGGTCCTTCTAACAAGTTGCACTAAACTAGAGTTTGATGGATTTGATCCAACAACCACAGCTTTGAGGTGGATTATAAAGAATGATGCTAAATAAAATTTTACAGTATAGAAAAGGACGAGCTCCAGGTGACCAAAAATGCTTCGCGCTAAACACCTCTGGAGGTTACATATCGGGATTCGTAAAACATACCCTGAGTATTCGAGCCTTTGGTGACCCGTTAGTACGTGCACGGAAAGCGGGCATTTGATGAGTAATATAACTAACGAAGACATTGCATACATTTCAGGACTCTTTGATGGTGAAGGTAGTATCTATTATGCCCGGCGTAAGGAAAAGAAAAAGAAACACAAAGGTAAAGGTTATAGATACTCCATGTCACAAAGAATAAGCATGGAAATAACCATGACAGATGAGATGGTAATACGCTGGGTCCACGAAGTATTAGGTGTTGGAACTGTTGTTAAGAAACCAAGAAAAGGTTTGCGTAAAGACGGAACTAAATACTTGATGCAATACAAATGGCGTTGTACATTTAGAGATGCGTACAAGGTATGTAGATTGATCTGGCCTTGGTCTAAAACTAAATTACATAAAGTAGAACAAGTGATAGATCACTATGATCCACACATAATGGATGGTAATGTGGTAAGTCTATCACAATATAAACAGGCGATGAATCTAGAATGATAAAAAAATTTAAAACTATTAAACAACATTATATCAAAAGTTTAATTAATTTTGATAGATATGATAATATAGTAGAACAGATAATTAAGGAGAGGCTTAGTAATGGAAACAGAAGAAGACAAAAAGATAGCCAAGATACTAAAGAAGATAAAAGTGAAACCTAACTTTGGATTAACGACAGTCGCGAGTTATGGTAAATCTAGATCTGGACGTGCGTATGGTGGGTTTATCAAAGAGTCTGTGTATAATAAGATGAAGTATAAACCTACGAACCGTGGTAAAAATATAAATAAGAAAGGACCATATGAAATCTAAAAGGGGTTATGACCTTTGAATTTGGAATAGGTATGTTTACATACAACATGGTTTGTCTGGCCATCGGCCTGACTATAATCTATTTTGTAATTAAAAATATAAAATAGTCATGATTAAAAAACATAAGAAATACAACTATATACAGGGAAAACAGCTCACGGACCCCGGAACAGGGACCAGGGTTTATGACATAGATAATTATAGACTTCCATCTGTGACTACTATATTAGGCGCTACCAAAAATAAACAATTTCTAAAAGATTGGATAGCTAAAAAAGGTGAAAAAGAAGCAGAACGAATCAAAAATCATTCTAGTAGTCGGGGGACATGTATGCACAAATTCCTGGAGCACTATATCCTCGGAACTGGTTGCGTTGATCTTACAGCGATCGGACAGGAGGCGCGTCCCATGGCCGACAAAATTATTGAGATCGGTCTTGCGCCTGTGGAAGAGTGGTATGGTTCCGAAGTTATGTTACATTACCCGGGCTTATACGCAGGCTCAACAGACCTTGTTTGCCTACACAACGGCATGGAAACTATTGTTGACTTCAAGCAGGCCAATCGTCCAAAAAAGGCGGAATGGATTGAAGATTATTATTTGCAGATCGCGGCGTACGCACTTGCACACGACTATGTCTACGGCAGTGAGATCGAACAAGGAGTTATCATGGTATGCACGCCTGACCTATATTATCAAGAATTCAAGACAAGTGGATCTGAATTAAAAGCCTGGAAACATAAGTTTTTAAAAAGATTGGACATGTATCATGACCTAATTTTTGATGAGAAAGAGAAGACAACACCCATGAAAGCAGAGGATTTTGATGCGAGATGATCTGATGGTGCAACAGCAGATAGAGGGTGAGTGGCAACACATGGTGGCTGTAATCTGTCTGAATCAGACCGGACGTAAGAAAGTCAAGAAAGTATTACCAGGATTCTTTGAGAAGTTTCCTAATGCATGGAAATTATTATTATCGGATACTGACACCATTGCCGATATGTTAAAAGATCTTGGTATGAAGAATGTCAGGGCAAACAGAATATGGCGAATGTCCTGTGATTTTATGAATTGGGATGGCAAAGACGCAACAGAATTATTTGGTATAGGCAAGTACGGTAGTGACAGCTACCGGATATTTTTTAAGAATGAGATACCTAATAATATACAAGACAAAGAACTAAAAAGATATGTAAAGGAGGAACTATGGAAGTAGATGGATATTACTTTGACGGTAAGCACTCATGGATTCTGTACAAGAAGAAATGTGGTAAGATTGTGATGAGGAGGTGGAAATATGAATGATCAACTGTTTAGAACGCTTTTAAAAAGGTACGAGGCTGAGATTGAAGATGCATTATACAAGATAAAATGTATTGAAGATCACAACATGGTGATACCAGAGCACGTTGATATTACGGGAGAGATAGACAAACTGTTGGGCCAGATAGGCAGAGCAGAGGAGAAGTTGTCCGTAATGAGGAAATATTATGTCGAAAATAAGGCAAACAAGCAATTGTTATAGCCAGTGTATATGTATGGTAAAAAAAATAAAATTTTTTTTACAAACTACTGTAGAAATAATGTCATTCTGTCACTTTCGTCTAAAAGCATTGGTATTACTAGTTTTAAGGTAGACAGTCAGGTAGACATTTTATGTTTAAGGTGACAGATTATTTTGTCTACCTATGGCAAAATCTAGGTTTGCCAGCACGCGAGGCATTTCATTTCTATTGTTTTTATAAAACTTTTCACATACATATACAGATATGAAATCCAAGAGAAAATCCAGAAGAATAAACAGTTATACAAAACCTAAGACGGTCAAACAAGCTGTGCCTTTTCCTTACAAACGTGTGCGAATAGATTGGATTGATATCATAACTGAGGGCGGTTGGGGTTCTGAGACTGAGTTTAAAAATATGAAACTAGCTACGCCTGTGAGTGAGGGTTGGTTATTTAGTAAAGATGACGAGACTGTAAGAATCTTTGCTGGTTATGACGTAGAACCCGATGGATCTATTCACTTTTCTGAGCGTTCGGTTTTTCCAACATCTTGTGTGAAGAAGATAACTCGGATTCATTAATTTCTTGTGACTCACCGTCAACAACATCATCTTCCAAAATACCCGCATAATCCTCTTCGATTTGTTTCATTCTCATTTTTAATTGTTCTTCTGTCATGTCTTCTAATTTACCATGTTTTATTATTTTTCTGTCTATGTATAATCCTCCTGCCTTGCCTCGATTTGTTTCAGCATTTACAGCAGCAGAGAAAGAGTTCTTTTTCAAAGCAAGAGCTTTAATTCTTGCTAGTTCTGCGACGTGACCTTCGTAAGTTACACCAAATTTTAAATCTCTTTCTTTTTCTAGTTCATCTCTGTATTTCACAGCTAAAGGATTCTGTCTTGGATTAGTTAGTTCTGACCCCTCTTGCCGGCAACGTTTAGGTGAATAGCCAGCCAGCTCGGCTGCCTCCATCTTGTTGACCGGGCCATCGGGTCCGCCAAAGACAAGGTATTGGCAGAATCTTTTTTGCATTTCTGTTAATCGTTTTGGTCTTCCCATGTTGACAATTTAAGGTAACTATCCTATAAAGTCAATACTATGAAAGACAAGCGAACATACGAGTATGAGAAAGAACACGGAGAAGACATGACACATGAAAACGAAGTTAGTCTGGATGTTACTGCTATTACAGATCAATACAGAGCTGACTTAAAAAAATATCAAGACAAAGAGTCAGAATATATCAGAACAAAAAATCAATTAGACAGCACAAAACAAATTGTGATTAGTATGTCTGGTACGATAAAAGAATTACACACACAAAATGAAAACTTTCAAGCAGAAATTGCTAGACTTAGGGAAGAGATTCAACTATTAGAGATGCAGATAAAAAAATGAGAGTCCAAGACTTACAACAGTTTTTATCTAAATTCACAGAAGCTAACAATGACGGCAGCAGACAAGGCAATGCTATTTCTAATGCAATCATAATGGTAGAAGTAAATGGTTATTTAGAAAAGGTAATTAAAATGGAAGTACATGAACACAACACACCAATCGTAGGCCAGAAAGGTCATAGTGCTCATCGTCTTGTATTAAAAACAACTAAAAAATCTAATTTTATTTTACCACCAAAACTATCATATTAACCCAATTTTGAATGTGATGGTTACCTTGAAAAATGTATGGGCCCAGAGGCAAAATTTTACCAACAAATCAAAAAAAATTTTAAGTCATTTTCACTTATTCGACTTGAAAACTCTAGCTTACTTGGTACTCCTGATCTATTGGTCTGTAATACTTCTGGGTACTTTTTCACTCTAGAATTAAAGGTTACTAAAGGTAACAAAATCCGATTTTCGCCACATCAAATTGCGTTCCATAAACGCCATCCTAAGAATACATTTATCATGGTAAAGGCCCTCGGTCCTTTACCCAAGAAAACTTTTTCAGTTTTCTTGTACCGTGGTTCTAGAATCACTGAGCTTGTTGCTTGCGGCTTGGCGCTTGATGCTTGCTGCTCTGGGCTTGATGCTTGCCGCTTGCTGCTTAGTGAGCTTGGCGCTTGAGGCCCGGACCAGGATGCACGCTCTCGCCCACCGTCGTGAACTCTTAAGCTAATGACCTGATCCGATATTCCACGCGGGAATTCTTTAGTGTATACCATATGAAATTGTTTTAATTGTGGCGTCCCAACATGCCCGGCAGTCTCTGCATTCATTGTTTTGTTTTGCAGCTGGGCAGGTAGCGTTAGCTGTCACCACCTCCGAAGAGTTAGGCCACGAAGCAGGCGCCCGCTGGTCTACCATGGGCGCGCTAAATCGTATGACTAAATTGTCTGGTTTGTCTTGCAAGTGGTCCTTTATCCATGCTTCACGAGTCGGGAGCCAGTGACGCTTAGAAGGTGTTAACCTGCAGACTTCATAAATTTTGTTTAAGTGTTCCAGGTCCTGGACGTCTCCGCTATCGTGCCATCTGAAGACATCCGGCTTTTTTGAATTAATTAGATGAGCCATCGCTGTGACCCATTGCGGGTTTTTGATAGCTTCCAGCCTTCTGTACTGTGCATCCTGAACAACCTTGAAGACGTAACAACCCTTGAGCGCATAACAATCATAACAGACGCTGCCTGGGATCTTCTGAAGCTTGCCGCCAGTCTTGCACTCTTTGGCAGGTAAACCTATCGACCAGCCAGGCATCTTTGAAGGCTTGCTCAGGCTGCCTCCTATAATCTTTAACGCTTCATCTGTTTTCATATATCCTTTATAATCCTATATTCTTTCTTTGTCAAGCTTGCAGCTTGCGGCTTGTTGCTTGAGGCCTAGACCAGCGCATCCCGCTGCTGCAGTTTACCTCCAGCGTGCGCTGATCCGGATCAGTAGGCAGTCAATTCCGGGTTACCCCGGCCCTGCCTCTGATCCCAGGTCCATTGGATTGAAGCCCAGCGGCAATTGTTTACCGGTGCACCAGGGCTTAACAGGAATAACCCTGCCAATAGACCAGGGATCAGTTCTAGCTGTGCGTGTGTTTGGATCTCTTTCAATCTACTTTACACCACAACCAGAAGTTGTCCCAGGGGTAGTTATTATTAAGGGTCATACCCCAGGACCCTTTATCATATATAATACTTGACAATCCTATTGTCAAGTGATAATTTTAAATTATGCAAAAAATAAATACAGAAAGAGGTAGCATGACTAAAGAGAGAAAAATAACACTTAACGCAGAAAAGCGAAAAGTGATTGCCGATCAGTTTCAATCTTTTTACGAGGATAAGGTAAAAGATAAATTGATACAAGCAAAAGAACAGTACGACTTGATTAGAGAAAAAGCAAAAGAGCAGATTGAAAAAGTTGTAAGGTTTCATCAACCACAAAAAGACGTGGACACAATTAGATCAATGATTAAAAAATATGATCGTTCTGGTGGCGAATTGTACGAGGATAATTGTTTCTATGTTCAAAGACCAATTACAAAAGTTGATGATGAGGGTAGAGAATATATAGCTCAAGATGAAGTTCATGTAAGATTTGACATGGGTAGAAAGTTTGCAAGAGCATATTACCGAGATGAGATGAAAGCAAAAGGTTTAAATCCTGACTTTCAATTATCAATTCAAGATGACTACTCAAAAAGAAATCCAAAGTATTATAATGATGAGAGTGCAGTAAATAAATTTTTGGGTTTCAGTACATCCTCAAATGATGACAAGTCTATCACTACACCTAAAGCAAAATGGGAAAATGATTTCAAACTTTGGACAATCGGTAGTTCTTATTGTCATTCAAGAAATTATAAAGTTGATGAGAATACCATGAACTTTTTTAAGATGTATGTTTCAAGTGCTGACAATGTAATCAAAGAACATCAACAGATGTATTCTTATGTTGAGGGCAAAATGAAAACTTTGAGATTAGGTTTAAAATCTTACAGAACATTTGATCAGGCAAAAAAACTTGCTGACAAAGTTGGTGTTGTTTTAAATGAGACAATGATGAACGAGAGTTCTAGTTTGGCTTTATCAATTTATAGTCCAGAAAATCTGGCTAGTCTTTTAGAGGATAAAGAAGTCCTTACAAGAGATCAAAAGATTGCGATTGCAAGACAACAACAGGCACAACAAAGTGTGAATTAACACTTGACAGGGCTATCCTATTAATATAGGATAGTCCCATAACAGAAAGAGATATATGACTAAAACATTTTACATAACTTATTGGGCTTCTAAACATAAGAAGCACATAACAAGACAAGGAAAACACGACGACAAAAGCAGATATGGTGTTGCGAAAAATGGAACACCTTATTATGTTTATTACGACCTAGACGCACACGGATATAGAACAGCAACTACTGCGTGGAAAGTGAGGCACTAAATGCCAATGGAAATAAAACTTTTAATTATGTTTATGATTGTTGTTTGTGTTTGGCAGATGGTAACTAGACCATGAGTAATTACAACTGGTGTCATGGTCCAAGTTGCCATAAACATAAAACACAGGACAGGATAAGAGGTGTCAAAGGTTCAAAGGTTTTGAGGACCAGAAAGATTGCCCAGAATAATTGGAACGCAAACAATGTCTGGTCCCACTTTTGTAGTCAAGGTTGTTGGACCGATTTCATGCATAAACATTGGAAAGAGTTTATTAATTTACATCCAAGACCGGACGCGCTCGAAACACCTATCGAGGATCCTAGAAAAGAAACTATTCAAAGTAACTGGGGTAACTATTCATGGACAAGAACAACTATTACACCCATTGACGTAGACCAATAGTGGTCCCAATCCCATAGACAAATAATCTTGGAACAATAAAAACAATCCCCCTTACAAAAAAAGGGGTCCCACTACTCTAGGTTGTATTGCTTGTTTTAGAGAGATAAGGGTGTTATAATACTTTTTCACTGTTAAAAAGGTGCAAAAAATTTTATAAAAAATTTTTTATGTTAAAAAAAGATATAGATAAATTGCCGTCTGATGCTAGGTCTGAATATAGACGACTACAGGTTATGCATGCAGAAAAAAAGATACAGAGAAAAGCAAAAAATAATTTTATGGACTTTGTTAAAGCTGTTTGGCCTGAGTTCATAGAGGGTGCACACCACAGAATTATTGCACAAAAATTTAATGACTTGGCAGAAAAGAAAATTAACAGACTAATTGTTAACATGCCACCACGACATACTAAATCTGAGTTTGCAAGTTATCTTTTGCCAGCGTGGATGGTGGGTAAAAACCCAAAATTAAAAATTATTCAAGCAACTCACACCGGAGAACTAGCAATTAGGTTTGGACGTAAAGCTAAAAACTTAATTGACAGTGAAAATTATTCTAAAATTTTTGAAACTAGGCTTCAAGAAGACAGTCAAGCTGCTGGAAGATGGGAAACAGAGCAGGGCGGTGAGTATTTTGCAGCTGGTGTTGGTGGTGCAATCACGGGCCGTGGTGCAGACCTCTTGATTATTGACGATCCGCACTCGGAACAAGACGCAATATCGGGTAAAGCGTTTGAAAATGCGTACGAATGGTACACATCAGGACCAAGACAACGTCTTCAACCAGGCGGACAGATAGTTTTAGTTATGACTAGATGGAGTAAAAAAGATTTAACAGGAATTTTACTCGACAATCAGAAAAAAATTAAGGGTGACCAGTGGGACGTGGTCGAATTTCCGGCAATCATGGAACACGGAACTAAAAAAACACCAGTGTGGCCGCAATATTGGAAATTAAAAGAGCTAGAATCTGTAAAAGCAACACTGCCGGTTGGAAAATGGAACGCACAATGGATGCAAAACCCAACTTCTGAAGAAGGAGCGTTAATAAAACGAGAATGGTGGCGAAAATGGGACAAAGAATTTTTACCAGACGTTACTTATGTTATTCAGAGCTACGATACAGCATTTTTAAAAAAAGAAACAGCCGATTACAGTGCGATTACAACGTGGGGTATTTTTTATCCTGAAGAAGGCGGCAAACCAAACATAATTTTACTAGATTCTGTCAAAGATAGATTTGATTTTCCAGAACTTAGACGTGAGGCACTAGAGCAATATAAATATTGGCAGCCTGATATGGTTATCGTTGAGCAAAAAGCATCAGGTACACCTCTAACACACGAATTAAGACAAATGGATATTCCAGTGATGACATTTACTCCAAGTCGTGGTAATGATAAG